AATTGCTCGCTAAACTCCCAGCCTTCAACATTAAGGCCAGCGTCTATCATTACGTCTTTAACGGACTTAATCCACCTGGATGATAGTCCAGCATTAAAAGCCTTTCTTGATGGAATTCTATCGTGGTTCCCAAGACATACTTTCATTGATGGAAAATAACTAGATAATGTTTCTATGTTCTCATACACCATGTCCAATTCGTCACCAGCAGACATTCCATCTGGATCGCTATCGTGAAACGAGCTGTAATGATTATCAATGATATCACCTATATGAACAACTTCATTACAATTGTATTTGTCATAGATCTCCTTAATAAACTCTAAATATCCTTCTTTGACAAATGGAAAATGAGTATCTCCAATAACTAATACTCTCCTCTCGCTTTTTGTAGTCGCATTGCGTTCTTTGATAATCTTTCTAGCCTCAAAAATATCGCTTTTATAACAAC